ATATCTACAAAGGTTACAGTATTACCAGACTCTTGTGCCAGCCACTCACTTTCTGTTGGCTGTTCATCTTTCACTATTAACTTTAGTCCTACAAAGGCTTCTGGGAAATTTATATCTCCAACTCTAACCTTTCTAGCGGGTGTTCCAAATAGAGATATATTATTATACCAAAAGTTTACATCACTATTCCTAAGGTATAGTTGTTTCTCAACGATCTGGCCATTTGTACCATCGTGTGTTGTTTGAACCGGATTTGTTTGAAGTCCGTTCTTTGATATGAGAACGAATACACTATTGTCTTCATCGAACTCGTAAATATCTAATGACATATAAATCTCCAAAATGAAAAGGAGGAGAGACGAGGAAAAGGGAGAAAACCCCACCTCTCCTAGAGCAACCTAAGCCGCCCTTAAAAACTAGATCTTCTAGACCTGTTCCCACCTCTTCTTGTTAATGTATTTTGTTTTCTTCTTGGTGCCACTTCATAATCATCGTTATTAAAGTCTTCTGGACTATTCATTATCCTTAGACTCTTTCTTACTGTATGATTAGCGGCAGGTAACTGTTTAATAGATGCGATACTATATTCAGTCCTCACCTGCGGCTGCTGTGGCGTGAGTAATGCATTCCTCTTTTTAGTTTGTGAATCCGTAGATGAATTCGGTCTTTCGCCTATTCTACCGCTAAAAGTTATATCTGTCGAATAGCTTTGATTCATAAACTCTGATAGTTCCATCTGAAAACCTAATAGAGATAGTACCAAACTATCTAGGTCGTGATCTCCATCTGGACCTGCTTCATACACAGGAACGCCGGAAACATTAACCTTAATAATCTGATAACCAATAAGTTGTCTATATAGTATTTCATCGTATATAGAAAATTTTATCTGTGATTGTTCAAATCTACGCACAGCATTCTCAATCATATAAGGCTTCATCATCTTCTTTATAGGTTGACCTGTTACAGGATCATAAGTCTCTATCTTAGAAGAGGAGTTTATACCTACAACATTCTTTAGGTTCTCATCTACTTTGGCGTGTTGATGCTTTTGATACATAGCATCTATACCAAACTGTTTGATAACTTCTATCTGCATTGCGCCATAGCCTTCATCAACATAAACAAAGCTTGGTTTCCATATACGGTTGAATTCAATTAACTTCTGCACGGCAGCAGTCTGAGTCCAGCCTTGTTTCTCAACACTGGCTTTGTCGACAACCCTGAACATTTGATGCTTTGGATCCCATCCAATAACACATAGCTTTGTACCATTCTTTGCATCGTTCCAATCAATACCAATAGAATAGATCCAGCCATTCTGAGGAATCATTTCTGTATATCTATAATCCTCTCTTGCACCGTCTACATACTTGTGTTGAAATACACTCGTAGTAGCTTCACCAAACTCTGCAAGAATCTCATGTTGCCAGCCCATTTCTGTTTTATAGAACTCTCTTAATTCCATCTCCATTTTAGGAGACCAGGAAGGGTTGGTCATTGATGAGTAATAGAATTCTTTGAAGTCCATTCTCTCTTCACAGAAAGAATAGAAATATTCTCTACGACCTGAAGGAGTAGAGGATGCTAAAATCTTAACGTCACTGTGCTCCATCATAAGAGCTACGACTGTTTCGATATCATCTTCTGATAGGTAATCCATTTCGTCTAAGATAATAAAGTCAGCTTTCTGACCACGAACAGCTTCACCACCTTTTGAACCAGAAGAGAAACCTACAACCTTAGCACCATTGTATAATTCAATTGAGTGGAACGGTGTAGATACATCTTTCTTTATTTCATTTTGTAGGTCAGGATTTCTAGCAAGTAGTTCTCTTATTCTATTGAATATAAGTTTAACTTGAGATAGGTATGGAGTAAGTACAAGTATGGTAGAGAAACCGTCAACATACATTTGTTGTCTCTTGTCCCATCTTTGAACTCTAGGTGAATTTACAAATAGGTAATGTAGAATGGCTATAACCATGATCTCAGTCTTGCCAAGACGACGACCCATTCTTAAAACTTTTCTTTTTGATGAACAACGAAGAACTAGAGATTGATACTCATCTCCTTCATTAGATTTTCTTGGAGACCAGTTTAAATTATATTTAGCCCAACTGATAGGATCATATAGAGTCTGTGCAAGCTCTATGTCTTTTTCAGATAGATCTTTTGTGATTTTATCATATTGTGGAATAAATTTATCATCGCCGGGGATACCATCACAATCAATAATGAAATCTCCCTTTACATACATAGGGACATCATTAGAATCTAATGGACCTTCTTTCTCTGCGACTCTTGATTTCTTACAGCCTTTACAATACTCGTGTAGTAGTTTGTATTCCACTTAATCTCCCTTAAGCTTTATTACCCTTCTCTTCTCATAGCTCTGCGATAAGCAAGTCTATCTTCTAGAGGTGTGTCACGCATCGTACCGGAGAATTGAGTTGCACTTCTATAACCAGCATATCCTGCTGCTCCACCTGCCCCTATTCCACCAAGTGCATATTTCCCTCTGTTTCTATCAAAGTGACCTGCTATTGCTCTCTTACCTTGTCTCATCATAGATCTGGCATAGCCAGGTTGTCCTAATGTAGGAGATGGCATATTAAAAGCCATACCCCATGGAGTAAAACTACTAGCAGCATGGACAGGATTAATTGCTTGTGTTATTTGTGCTGTAGCTTTTGTGCCACCTCTACCTGCAGCACGAGCCATAAAACCAGCAGGCATATTGCCTATTGCTCCAACACTACCTCCTAATAAATTTCTTGCTAACCCATGTGCCATTATATTCTCCTTATCTTTCTTACCTTCTTAATACTAGGTCTTGGCTTGTTTCTTCTAGCTGATGCCCTAAACCTTCTGCCATACTCTTCTACTAAGTCTTCTCTGTGTATCTTCTGATGACACTTAAAACAAAGTGTTATACCATTGAGTGCTTCAAATGTCTTTTCTGGATTCTTATACTTTGGCTTTATATGATGTGCCTGTATAGAACCTCCAACCTTTTTACATAGCTGACATTTGTATCTATCTCTTTTGAAAACTTTGGTACGCCAGACTCTATATCTCGTCTTCTTATAAATTGTACCATTCTTTATTTGTTTTCTTATTCTCTCTTTTTCTTGTTTGTCCATTTAATTTACATATTCAAATTTAAAGCTACCTGTAGATTTTCTTTTACCAGATAGGATCATGCAGATATTACCACGACTTAGATTTAACTCTTTTGCTGCATCTCCCGTAGATCTATAGATTTTTCCATTTTGATCTTTTATAGCTTTACATAATTTGTTTGCAGAAGCTTTCATTTTTATTATTGTTTTTTCTGAAGCCTTTTTGCCTCTATGACTTTCTGCTCTTTTAGCTCTAGCCTCAAGCGACCTTGAAGCTTCTGTAGCCCAATGAGGATGCTTGCCTTTTCTGGTTTCTGACATCTTCTGTTTCGTTATCTCAGAGTGTCTTGGGGCAGCGCCGCCGGTTGTTAAATTATATCCATTTGGAGCCAAGGTATTTAGTTCTCGGATATAATAATGCTCAAACTCATCTAATCTTGCTGGCTCATAAACTTCTTGGATTAATTTTATTTCAAAGTTTTCTTTACCATACTTCTTAATAGCTTTCTTTAGTAAAGTGCAATTGCTGCTATCATTGCAATGTTGACTAAATCTTTCTCTTAACTCCTTAACTGTCTGTCCAATATAAGTTTTATTATTTATTTTATTTATTATTCTATAAATATACATTCTGTCCCTTTAAAATCGTTTAGTTATGCATGAAAGTCGCCTCTGATCCTAACATATTATTACCTGCGCCGGCTTGACCTAATAAACTCAAGCCTTGTCGAGTTCTTTGCATAGTCTCCTTATTTTGTGTTATAGGTAGTTCCCCATAACCTCTTTCCATTCTATATTTATCTTTGGCGTAATCAAACATCCTTCCTATCTGTGCACCCATATTAGTTTCTGTTGAATAAGCACCAACTGAGATCGCTAGTGATGCAGCCATGCCCCATCCACCAAACATACTACCGACACCAAATATACTCATGTCCGTAGCTATATCTCCAGCTAGCTTAGCAGTCTCTTGGGCCATATGACTTCCAAAAGTATTCCTACTTGAATCATACGAAGCTATTGCCATGCCAGTACCAATTACTCCCATACCGAAAGGTACACTAGTAAATGTTTTGTTTATAAGACCTGTTGTGCCTTTATAAACTACGTTACCATAGC